GGTCAAAGTCACTGATGATGGCAAATGGTTTGTCAAAGAGATTGACCACGGGCGGTGGGACATTCGGGAAACTGCTGCCAAAATCCTGATGAAGATGCGGGATTACAGGCCAATTTCGGTTGGAATCGAGCGTGGGGCACTTAAAAACGCTGTTTTGCCCTATCTCAGTGACCTGATGCGGAAAAATAATGTATATTCCCACATAGTTGACCTAACGCATGGCAACAGGAAAAAGACAGACAGAATCATCTGGAGTCTCCAAGGGCGGTTTGAGCATGGGCGTATTGTGCTGAACTCTGAAGAAGATTGGGATGATTTCACTGACCAACTCTTGATGTTTCCTGCCAATGGCGTACATGATGACCTTCCTGATGCTTTGAGTTATATTGACCAATTGGCTGTAACATCTTACTTTGAGAGTGAAGAAGATGAAGAGTGGGAGCCTGTAGACATCATATCGGGGGTTTAATGGCAACAGATAAGCAAGAAAAGCTAGAGCAAAATGAGTTTTATGAGCCTACTGAGGCTGATAAAGAACTGACTGATTTTGTTACTGACCATTGCAACCGCTGGCGTGACTACAGAGATACCAACTTCCTTCCCGATTGGCTTGAATACGAGCGAATCTTTCGTGGACAGTGGGCATCTGAAGACAAAACCCGTGAGTCTGAGCGTTCACGCATCGTAACTCCTGCCACCCAACAAGCTGTTGAAACCCGCCATGCTGAGATCATGGAAGCTATCTTTGGTCAGGGTGAATTCTTTGACATTCAAGATGACATTCGGGATGTGAACAACAACCCCATCGATGTTGGAGTCCTAAAAGCTCAGTTGATGGAGGATTTCAAGCGGGACAAGATTCGCAAATCCATTGATGCCATTGAGTTGATGGCAGAAATCTACGGCACAGGCATTGGCGAGATTGTCGTTAAGACTGAAAAGCAGTTTGTGCCTTCTACCCAAGCGATTCCTGGACAAATGGGCCAAGCCGCCATTGGCGTAGTGGAAAAAGACAGGATTTCAGTCAAGATTTCACCTGTAAATCCAAAAAACTTTCTTTTTGATCCCAATGGAACCTCAGTTGATGACTGCATGGGGGTGGCAATTGAGAAGTACATCTCTATCCACAAGATTGTTGAAGGCATTGAGCGTGGTATCTACCGCAAAGTAGACATTACGCCCACTTATGAAGATACTGACCTAGAACCCACCCAAGAAGTGAGTCAGTACCAGGATGAAAAGGTGCTTTTGCTAACCTACTATGGTTTGGTTCCCCGTGAGTACTTAGAGAACCTTGAAGAGAACAAGAATATTGTTGATTTGTTCCCTGAAAGTTCCGCTGCTGAAGAATATTCAGACATGGTTGAGGCTATTGTCGTAATTGCCAACGATGGGCAACTCTTAAAAGCAGAGGCAAATCCTTACATGATGAAGGATCGCCCTGTTCTGACCTACCAAGATGACACTGTTCCCAATCGTCTGCTTGGGCGTGGCACAGTGGAAAAAGCCTTCAATATGCAGAAAGCTATTGATGCTCAGATTCGTTCTCACTTGGATTCATTGGCGCTGACCACCAGCCCCATGATTGCAATGGATGCAACCCGTCTACCCCGTGGTGCTAAGTTTGAAGTCAAGCCTGGAAAGGCCATTCTCACCAATGGCGCACCTTCAGAGATTCTCTATCCCTTCAAGTTTGGGCAGACTGATGGCAACAACCTAGCCACTGCCAAGGATTTTGAGCGTATGCTCCTGCAATCCACGGGAACTTTGGACTCTCAAGGGATGGTCAGTGCTGGTGCTAGAGACATGGGCCAAGGCGGTATGTCAATGGCGGTTGCCACCATCATCAAGAAGTACAAGCGTACTCTGGTAAACTTCCAAGAAGACTTCCTAATCCCCTTCATTCAGAAGGCGGCTTTCAGGTATATGCAGTTTGACCCAGAGCGTTACCCATCTGTGGACATGACCTTCATTCCCACTGCCACTCTGGGCATCATTGCCCGTGAGCATGAACAACAGATGTTTATTGGTTTGCTCCAGACCCTTGGCCCTAACACTCCTGTGTTGCCATTGATTCTGAAGGGTGTTTTGGCTAATTCTTCACTGACCAATCGCTATGAACTGATGGAGCAGTTGGACAAAATGAGCCAACCCAACCCGCAAGCAGAGCAAATGCAACAGATTCAACAACAGTTGGATATGGAAGCAAAACAGGCTGTGATTGCTGTAAATGCAACTCAAGCTGAACAGAATCGTGCAGAAGCTGAGAAGTTGAAGGCGCAAACTCAGTTAATGCCTCAAGAAATGCAAGCCAAGAACATGGCGGCAATGACTAAGAACCTGCCAAACCAAGACGATGCTGGTTCTAAAGAGTTTGACAAGCGGGTTAAGATTGCTGAATTGATGCTCAAAGAAGCTGACATTAAGAACAAGTCCAAGATTGTCGAGTTGCAAATGGCTGACAAGAAGGGCAAAATGTCGAGCGTTGAAGATGAGTTTCTTAATCGTCTTTCAAGGGAATTGACCTAAATGGACATCGCCGATCTTGAGCGTAAGCTAGGAATTGATGGAATCTCTGCTGAACAGCAGATGGAGATCATTACTGCTTTGCAACAGTCTGCCGCAGAGAAGATTGCCAAGGCCAAGAGCGAGTCTATTGGCAAGGGCGCTGAACTTGTTATCCAAGGCTTGAAGAAGATCAAGTCAGACATGGAGCAAAAGTTTGCTCAATTGAATGGCGAGATTCAAAGCAAAGTTGCCTCTGTACAAGATGGACAGGATGGCAAGAATGGCAAAGATGGACGAGATGGCAAGCAAGGGCCAGCAGGGTCAACGGGGCCAGCAGGACGAGATGGTGTTCCTGGGCGTGATGGAGTTGATGGTTCTGACGGCACTGGTGTTGCCTCTGCTCGCATTGATTTTGATGGTAGCCTTGTCATCACTCTTGATGATGGTCGTGAGATCAATGTTGGTGAGGTTGTTCCTTTTGATGTTGCTGAACGCATCAAAGTTATTACCAATGGTGGCGGTACTTCTCAGTCTGTACTTGATACTCTGACAAGCCTTCAGTCTCAAATTACGGCTCTGTCTGGATTTGTGAACTATGAAGGCACTTGGAACGCATCAACCAATACGCCAACTCTTGTTTCTAGCGTAGGAACAAAGGGAGACTACTATGTTGTCTCTGTAACAGGCTCAACCAATCTCAATGGCATTACGACTTGGACGCAAGGCGATTGGGCCATCTTTAATGGCACTGCTTGGGAAAAAGTTGATAACACTGACCTTGTAACTTCAGTTGCAGGGCGTACTGGTGCTATTACCTTATCAAATACTGACATCAGTGGTTTGGGTACGATGTCTACCCAGAATGCTAGTTCTGTAGCTATTACTGGTGGTACTGCAACACTTACAAGCCTTACAACTCCCACTGTTCAGGCAACAAACTCAGGTGGTTTGAGCCTTAAAAACTCTGCTGGTACAACACAGTTAAGCATGGGTGGCGGCGGTGGAGATAATTTATCTCTGAATGTATCTACAAATATCAATGGAACAAATGCACAAATTGATATTAGCCCAACAGGTACAGGTCATGTCCACATAAAGCCTACAGGCGTTAACTCAATTGAGATTGCGCCTACTTTTGTTGGCGAAATGGACAACATGACAATAGGTGCAACAACACCTAAGAATGGTAGTTTTGTTGATTTAAGCGTAACGGGAACAACAAGTTTTGATGGTAGTCAAGGGACTGCTGGTCAAGTTCTTACCTCTGCTGGCACTGGCGCTACACCTACTTGGACTACACCAACAACAGGTACTGTGACATCGGTTACAGGCACTTCTCCTGTTGCATCAAGTGGTGGAGCTACTCCTGCTATATCTTTGGCGGCGAGTTATGGAGACACTCAGAATCCTTATGCTTCTAAGACTGCAAACTATGTTTTAGCTGCACCTAATGGGTCTTCTGGAGCGCCTACATTCAGGGCTATTGTTGCTGCTGATATTCCTACTTTGAATCAGAATACTACTGGCACGGCTGCATCTACACCTAAACTCTTGACTACAAACTTCACGATTGAAGAAAGTGGTGGAAAGTTGATATTCAAGTATGGGGCAACGACAATTGCATCAATGTCTTCAACTGGATTGATTACCTCTTCTGCAAACATTGTCTCCAATGGAACACCTTAAAGGAAAATTATGGCAACCTCAACACTAGGCAATGGAACACTTGTTCTTGCTGGAACCACATCAGGCACTACTACAGTCACGGCAACTGCGGTAGCTGGTACTACCACTTTGACGCTTCCTGCGGCTACTGACACTTTGGTTGGTAAGGCAACGACTGATACGCTAACCAATAAGACGCTGACAGGTGCGGTAATGAATGGTACTTTGGGGGCAACCACTCCAAGTACAGGTGCATTTACTACATTAACTTCAACGAGCGCATCAAGTTTAGCAACTTCTAGTGGAAGTGTAGGTATTGGAACTGCTTCGCCTCCAGAAAAGCTATCTGTAAGTGGCGCAGGAATGTTTACTGGTCAACTGGGTAACCTAAACGCCAATTCCTTTTCAATAGATGTGCAAAGTTCACCATTGACAGCTAGGCTTACAGCCGTTGGAGCAGATGGCAGTACAAATTTACCCATGATTTTTGCAGTCTGCACTACCACCACATATACAGAGCGTTTGCGTCTTAATACCTCTGGTGCCGTAATTCTCCAAGGCGGCACAACCACGGCAAATGGTATTGGCATCACCTTCCCCGCAACTCAATCAGCATCATCTGACGCAAACACGCTAGATGATTATGAGGAGGGGACGTTTACTCCTACACTTGCGTTTGGCGGTGGTAGTACTGGACTTACCTATTCAGTTAATTCCGGTACATATACAAAAATTGGTAGATTAGTTACTGGTCGATTTATTGTTGGTTTATCTAACAAGGGGTCTTCAACTGGTGATGCTGTTGTTGGTGGATTGCCTTTTACTGTTGGTAGCGACCTTGGAAGTGCAGTAACAGAATTAGCAGTTAATTTTACATCAAGCCCTCCGACAGCAGGATGGCCTCAAGACGCTACGACAAACCTAAATCTTTGGGCAATGGGTGCAACTGGTGTTACAAACACAACAAACGCAAATTTTGCCAACAATACTCGTCTGGATATGTGGTTCCAGTATTTTGTTTAATTTAAGGAGAAAATCATGTCTATTATTAAATCAACCACTGTTGACCAAATTACCGTCACTGAAAACGGCATCGTTCTCTACCGTGAAGCAACACGCATCATGGAAGATGGCAACGAACTGAGCAAAGCCTACCACCGCACAAGCCTCACGCCGGGGCAAGACCTGACGGGCGTACCTGCCAATGTTGCGGCTATCTGCAATGTGGCTTGGACTGAGGCAGTCATTGCGGCTTATCAGGCACAAGTGGCGGCTCAAGCTGAAAGCATTGGCGCATGACACCAGAACTCCAGAAATATTATGAAAATCGCTTCTCAATGATGGGAAGTGATGGATGGAAAGATTTGGTGGAGGATATTGACACCATGATTGCATCCTTGAATAATATATCTGTGATTTCTGATGAACAAAGCCTACAATTCAAAAAAGGTGAACTTTCTATACTTACTTGGCTGAAAACCTTGAAAGAGGTCAGCGAGAGAGCATACGAGGAACTCAATGAAAAGAATGTTTGATTTTGCCTGTGCAAACGGGCATAAAACCGAAAGGCTCTGTGTTTATGAGACTCAGAGTTTTAGGTGTGAGTGCGGTGAAACAGCCAACCGCATTCTTTCTGCTCCAAACTTCAAACTAGAAGGGTGGTCTGGTTCTTTCCCATCAGAGCATGGAAGGTTCGAGAAAAAACACCTAGATCAGTTGAAGTGGGAGCAAAAGCACAACTCATAAACAGCAATGTCGAGTTGATTCTCCTATAACCGAAACGGCAGGAAAAAGGGATAATATGTTGATTGACCAAGAACCTGAGATGAAGAGTGAGTTAGAAGCTGAAGAATCCAAGCTATCTGACACCATTGCGCCAGCAAGTCCTGGACTCCCTGATAAATACAGGGATAAAAGTCTAGAAGACATTGTTCGGATGCACCAAGAAGCTGAGAAGTTGATTGGCAAGCAAGCGCAAGAAGTGGGAGAGGTAAGGAAACTCGCTGATGAACTCATAAAGCAGAACCTCAGTTCAAAGCAACAGACTATTAAAGAGGAAGAGCCTGAAGTAGATTTCTTTGAAAATCCACAGAAGGCAGTTCAGAAGACTATTGATAATCATCCTGATGTTCTCGCCGCCCGTCAAGCGGGTGTGGATTTC